AGCTTCGTGGTACCGCGATGACAGAGTATGACAGTGAGCGCCTTGAACAAATCGAGGCGCTCGTGCGAGAATTGAAGTTAGAACAACGAGGAGGATAACGACCTTGAAGGTATACCCCATCGGTTACAGCGCCCTTGGTGCCAAACAATGGCTTGACAAGTTGACTAGTGATCCCGAGGTGCTCGTCATGGATACGAGGTTAAAGCCTTGGAGCCAACGCCCTGAGTATCGCAAAGAAGAGTTAGAACAGAAATATGGAGATCGATATCACTGGTGTGGAAGGTTCTTGGGTAACGAAGGCTATAAAAGCAATTACATCAAGATCGTCAATCCAGACATCGGTATCCGAGGCTTGGTTAAGTATCTCAATGAAGGACATGATCTTGTGTTGCTATGTCAATGCGCGTCATACCTTGATTGTCATAGAAAAGTCGTTGTAGATTTATTGCAGCAGAAGATTGACGTTGATGTAGTGCAACCTCCGAGGTGCCACGTTGAGCCTGGAATGATTAAGACGATCAGCGTGCGCCAGCCTTACGCCACGTGGCTCTCTAATCCTGGACCATTCATTAACGCTCAGCTGCAACCAAAGAACATCGAGAACCGTGATTGGTCAACGGATTACCGTGGTCGCATATTGATCCATGCCTCAAAGACTTTCGAGAAAGACGCATTGCCCTTCTGGCTTTCTCGTTGTCCTGAGCTTCGAGAAGCAGTGCCTCTCGATGAAGCGCAGTATCCACGCGGGATGCTCGTCGGTGACGCGGAGTTGGTCAAAGTAATCACGCAGGCGGACCCAGAGGCAAAGTCTCCCTGGTTCTGTGGTCCCTATGGCTTTATGCTGGCGAGCGCAAAACCCATTGATTCGCCAGTGCCTTGTCGGGGTGCTTTGAAGCTGTTCAATGTAGATGCCAGTGTATTGCAACGATAGTAAAGTATGGTATACTCTTAGTGTCTCGAATACGTTTCAGTGATTGACGAAGCCCTTGCAAGAGGGAGTAGGGATAGCCAGTCGAAAGACGGGGTGACTGGTTCTATACAAACCAGTCGTAGATATGAACAGCCACCGTATGGGGTCTGTCCTAAAAAGACTTAGTGTCAGACGTACTTGCTACGGGTAACCAGCTCTATACAAGCTGGTTTTTTATGTTCCAGAGAGTGTTCTACAACGACAGAACAATATGGTATAATGGGTTACTACAATGCGTTTTCTACGGGGAGAGAAGCGCCGACCGCTAGCGGTACTGGCAATGTTGTCTGCTAGCGGGTTTTCTTTGTGTTGTACAACGGCATTGATGTGCGCAAAGAAAATGCCGCCTTCTCCAGAGCGGCAAAAACAAGAGCTGGGGTGGGACACAACTTTGTTTGATGGTGCTTAGTATAACATGGATAGGCTCCATTGCAAGGGCAATGCGGGCAAAGGGAGTACATTGTTTACCTAGACAGCTTAATACCTTCATTGGCTATTGCTGCATCGTCGGCATAGCGCAGTGGCATAGCAGGAGAAGACCAGCCACCCGCTTGTTGCAGAGACTTGATATCCGACTCTTTCACCGCAGACTTGGCCCAATCATGTCGGCAATCGTGAGCAGACAATCCTTTCACGCCGATCCGTTCTCCTAGCTCTCGTACCCGATCAGTGATGGCTCGTTCACTCATGACTCCCTCCAGTTTTCCGCCCTTGCGAGATCCCATGAGGAGCTTGTCCTTTGGTTTCGCCACTTCAAAGTAGCGCATAGCTGCAAGGAGTGTGTCTCTGGTAAGCTTGTGTGTCTGGATTTTGTCGACTTTTTGCCGATAGAAGGTAAGGAGACCAGCCGAGAGATTGATGGACGATGCAGTGAGCGCGGCAACCTCGCCACAGCGAAGTCCATGATCCAGCAGTAGACACATCAAGAAGGCATCGCGGCGTCCTTGTGGTGTGTCAGGCTGCCCTTTAAGCAGTGTTGCGTGCGCCGTTGTAATCTGTGTAGCCTCTGATTTTTTTGTTCCGACTCTGGTCACCTCTCGTTTCTGATCGACATTCCTGCCTTCCTTATGGCGATAGCCGCTGATCATCTTGATCATAGCATACTCTTCTGCTGATAGTATTCCTGCTTTGGTTGCCAGCTTCGCATACACCTTGATTGTCGAGATGTGTGCATTGATTGACGCAATAGCATAGCCCTGCTCCAGGTGCCATCTCTTGAATGCTTCGACCAGCCCAAAGGTGATATACTGCCATGCAGTACTATCCGCGACTAAATCGCCTGCTGTCATACCTGCTTGCTTCAAAAATCGTGCGAAGAGGGCAAGATCATCGACATGTCTCTTGAAGGTGTTCTCTGCTATTCTTTGCTGGTAGTCTTCAAAAACATTTGACGCTGCATACGTATTCGCAAGTTGTCCAATCGTAAGTGTCTCTTGTGGTATGGGTATTAACTCCATTGCGTGTAACCTTCCTTGTTGAGATTATGTGGATTGTTCCCAAATAGCTCCCAATATCCCCTAAGTATCGGTAGCTATTTAGTTGTATTATGGCTCAATTAAACCAAATTGTCAAGGCTTTTAAGAGTAACTTTGGTGGTACACTATATATCGTAAAACTTATACTCTGGAGCATGCGCAGATGACTAGAAAGATTAATCGATTAGAGGACTACATTACTGCCCATGATGCGGCAGGGATTCTTTCGCAAAAAATGGGTCGCCCGATACAGCCAGGATACATTCATAAGCTGAACAACGTCAGATCTGTAAAGCTCAACAACACGTCGAAGCTCTACCACAAAGCGGACATCGAAGCGGCCATAATTAGACCAAGAAAGCAAAAAGGCACGCAGAACAACTAAGATCTTCTGAGTAGTGCAATGCCGCCGCGTCGTCTATCCCTACTATCGCTAGGATTGGCAACAGATGCCCCTGCGGACATTGTTGCCATAGGTTTATCATTGGCATTAAAATGCCTTACATCGCTTCAGAATGGTCAAGGCGGGCTTTGAGCTCACAGTAAGACATTGGCGCATTGTGATACTATGTTGATGAGAGGGTTTGATCGCTCGTGATTGGATGGATAACTACCTCGTCTTCTGGATTTTTTCAACACTTCCACCAAGGCTCCTATAGGAAAACACCCTCTCTTTCGTTGTTGCAGCATGTCCTGATGCCCTCTTGATTTATCCATAGATCTTATGTTACAGTTATCGTAGAACGCTGTTTCTTATAGTGCATAGAACTGAGACAACATGGAAACCAGCGAAACCATCGAGCTTATACCGAACGATGTGGCCTTCTTCATCGGCAGCAAACTACGCTATTTGCTGCAACATAGAGGCTACGGTGAAATCAGAGTGAAAGTGCAGGAGGGATTACCGCATACATTGCACTTCACAGAGAGCTTCAGAGCAAAGAAAAGATCGCGAAGAAACGATATGCAGCACAATGTGACAGCTTCGCAATCCAACGAATAACAAAGAAATACAGAGCAAAGCTTAGATAACGCGAAAATGCGTCGGGCGCTTTCAATCTTATAGAGGTTGAAGAGCGTTCTTTGTTTTTTATGGGGACTTTATGTCTGAACACATCAAGCAAAATCGAGTTGTGGAGATTAGCAAGCTTCATCCCCATCCACGAAATTATCGCCAGCACCCAGAGGTACAAGTAAGCAAACTTGTTTCTAGTCTTGTCAGGTTTGGGCAGGGAAGGAGTATTGTCGCACAAGATGGGCCACAGGGCTATTTGATTGTAGCAGGCCATGGTATTGTTGAAGCCGCTAGAAAGCTTGATTATACAGAGTTGCGTGCTGACATTCTTCCTGCCGATTGGTCACCTGAACAGGTAGAAGGCTATCTTGTCGCGGACAACATGCATAGTCAGGATGCAGAGGATGACCAGGAAGCACTCGCTCAAATCTTGCAAGAGCAACAAAACGCAGGGTTTGACCTCGCAAGCTTAGGAACAGACAATGAGTCATTACGTCAATTGCTAGAGAGTCTAGGGGATGAGTATCTGGACAAGCGTGAGGATATTGACCCACGTGAAGACATTGATAAAACACCTGATGAGCGCCTTGACGCTTTCTTGCATGGCACTATTCGTCAGATTGTTTTGCTTTTTACCCCTGAAGAATTTTCAAGGATGCTAGCACGCTTTAAGCAGATACGTAATATTCACAAAGATCTAGAAACCAATACTGATGTCGTGAAGTATCTCACTGATTACTACATTGAACAAGAGCAACTCCCTGACGTTGAGCCAGCGGAAGTAGAACAGGAGGAGGATACGTAAATGCGAGAACCTATAGTGCTTGAAGGAAAGCGCCTAACGCTGGATATCACTGAATATAACTATCGCGGGGCCAAAGAGTCTGATTATTCCATGCTGATTACCTCCCCTACAGTGATATTTGATACTGGTGAGCAAAAGGTGAAAATCGTGTATCTTGAATTAGATGATGCTTGCTCTGATATTGTTTCTGCGCTCAAATCAGTGAATTATGAAGCTGTCTCAAGGACCAGCGGGATGAGGAGTACAAGCAAGGTAATTGGCTATAATCCTCGTGTCACATTGCGGCGTGACTACTGCACTACATCAAGTCTTAGCAACGAAAACCCGCATGCACACACTATCATTACAGGCTACGCTCATAAGATCGCTCAATACTACCAGCAATATAACACTGAGTTATATGAAAAGCATCGACAAATGGTTGATAAAGTATTGCCTGATTGGCGTTTAGAAGAGTCGGTATTTACTTCTGGTATCATTAATAAAAACAATCCCTTGCTGTATCACTTTGATACTGGCAACTTCAAGGCGGTATGGAGCAACATGCTTGTCTTCAAGAAAGATATAAAAGGAGGCTATCTCGCAGTCCCTGAGTATGATGTTGGCTTTGAGTTGAAAAACAACTCTTTACTCATGTTCGACGGCCAGAACATACTACATGGTGTTACCCCGATCCACAAATTAAATGAGGGCGCGTATCGCTTCAGTATTGTTTACTATTCTTTACAGCAGATGTGGCATTGTCTCCCTCCAGGCGAAGAGTTGCAGCGCATCCGCAAGCTACGCACCGAGCGCGAAGAGCGGAGAAGCGCAGGATTGACAGCAGAAGATGTGAAAGGGCATGGTAGATCAAGACAAAAGAGAGGGAAGCAATGATACACCTTGATTTAATTTGCTATCTTGGCTACTCCAATGAAAAGTACAAATATATCGTTGTCTCTAGCACATTCTCGTCTGCTATAGCAAAACTATTCTGCGAAATGCTAAGAGGTAGTGATCTATGATTGAGAGCCCACTAAAACAGAATAAGATCGTCTCTATCAATGATCTAAATCCTCATCCCAGGAATTATCGATCTCATCCAGAGGCGCAAATCAACAAGCTTGTTGCTAGCTTGACTCGCTTTGGTCAAGGACGTTCCATTGTCATTCAGGATGGACCGGAAGGTTACTTGATTGTTGCGGGGCATGGCATCGTTGAAGCTGCAACGAGATTACACTATAAAGAACTGCGAGCCGATATCCTTCCTGCAAATTGGACCTCTGAGCAGGTGGATGGCTACCTTGTGGCCGACAATCTCCATAGTCAGGATGCAGAAGATGATGAGCGCATGTTGGCTATCCTCCTCGAAGAACAACGAGATGCAGGGTTCGACCTTGCTTCCCTTGGTACCGATGAAGAGTCATTGCGTCAGATGTTGGAGTCGCTTGCTGATGAGTATCTAGGTGATGGCGATGAGGACAGCGATCCCCCTGCATTCAAAGAGTACGATGAGTCTATCGCTGATGACCTTGATACTGAGATGTGCGAGGAGTGCGGCAAGCTCTGTGTGAAGTCAGGAGGGAAGAAGAAAGGTGGTTAATTTTCATCCTAAGGCGCAAATGAAGCCTATTATTTTTGAAAAAGCTATTGAAGGAGTACGTCATCAAGTTGGTCCTGCTATTACAGGACAAGCATTGCGCATTGCTCGAGTTATGCCTCCTGGCGCGTGCAATGGGTCAGGTAAGTTCAGCCGTCAAGTTCTTGGAAGAAAAGTTTGCTACTTAACGCGGCTTCACTACAAAAAAGTTGCCCCGACACTAACAAAATCACCGCGTGCGCATATTTTGCTTGATAGCAATTGCTGCCCTTCGCTTGCACAAGCAAAGAGAATTGCAAGTTTTCCTGATGCTTTTTGCTTTGTCGGTTCATGGGATCAAGGATGGGAACGTATTGGCAATTCTGTTCCTCCGCGTTTTATGGAGGCTATTGCTAGTCATGTTTATGCAACTTTTCTTTGTCCTTCAGATACAAAGGAGCAGCCTAACATGCCACTTGATTTTATTGACAAGCCTATTAATCCTTCTGGGCCTTACAAGTTTACTGTAATAACCACGTTCGCAGGCTGTGGGGGTAGTAGCTTGGGTTACAAGTGGGCTAGGGGTAAGATTTTAGCTGCTGTAGAATGGGATGATAATGCTGTTGCAACGTATAGACTTAATCATCATGGAACGCCTGTTATACACCGTGATATAGCAAAGGTTACTGTAGAGGAATTGTTAGACCTTACTGGATTGCGCCCAGGAGAACTAGATATATTTGATGGTAGTCCCCCTTGCCAAGGATTTAGTACTGCGGGCAAGAGACAATTAGATGATCCTCGTAATAGCCTTTTCAAAGAGTATGTACGATTGCTTAGAGGGCTTCAGCCAAAAGTGTTTGTAATGGAAAATGTTTCTGGTATGGTCAAAGGCCATATGAAGCATGTGTTTGCTATTGTGATGAGAGAATTAAAAGCAAGTGGGTATCAAGTTAAATGCCAACTCATGAATGCTAAGTACTTTGGTGTGCCTCAAAGCAGGGAACGCGTAATTTTTATCGGAGTAAGGAATGATTTGAATATAGAGCCAAGTCATTTATTAGCGCAAACAAAAGTAACAGGAATAGAATCTGCCCCAAAGACACGCACACAAGAACAGCGATATACAGAGCATGAAATAGCTATGTCAATAGCACACCGTAAGCGCCATGAAGCAAAGGGCAACGGGTTTGGCTTTACTGTTTTGCAACCAGGAAAACCAAGTTGCACATTCCCTAAGACGCTTATTAAGTTTACATCCCCACGTTTTGTAGAAGGTAAGGAACATTGGTTACCATCTACTATCGAAATGAATCGTATTGCATCATTTCCTGACAGGTTTCAGTTTGCAGGTTCTTATAAAGACCAATGGGCACGTATCGGTAACTCAGTGCCCCCGCGCTTCATGGAGGCCATCGCTTCACACATCTACACCAACATTCTCAGCAAAATCCCAGAACACGCAGAGGAGACATCGCATGCCCAATGACACCAACGCCCAACAACAATCACCAAAATCTCCGCGTCGCGTCCGCATCGTCAACGACGGCGGTCCTGGTCACTCTACGCAAATCACCGATGCCGATACGGGGCAGCACATTGGCAACGTCTTCCACATTCGCCTTGTGGACATGGGTGTTAAGGAGATACCAAGGGCGATTCTATGGACCTACATGCCAGTCGTGGACGTTATTGTCAACGCTGAGACTATTGAGTGCTGCCGATATTGTGGCCAGATGAAACCTGACCCAGCACAGCAAGGCGATGAGTATCGCTTGAAGGTTAAGTTTGATGATGCTGACCTCGATCTTTCCATTGACAAATTGAAGAGACTCCAAGCATTGCAACGAGATACGTCGGGAGATTACGTTGATCCTGCCGAGGCTCTTTTCGCTTTTGCAGGGTGGCTATCGTCACGCGATGGAATTTCAGGGCCTTTCAGTGCACATCACGACGCAGCGCCGATAGCACAGCTTGTTAAAGCATTCAATGCTGCTCAGGGGTGGGAGATTGATGGCAAGCATTATGACTCTGTGATCAAAAGACTCAAAGCAAATTATCCTGACTAGGGGAGAGGACATGCATTCATTTGATCGCGACTTTGATCGCGACTTTGATCGCCATTTCGAGAGAACACAGAAGAATATCAAGAATATTGGCTGTGTTGCTGCTTTGTTGGCATTGGCACAAATATTGTTCTATCTCGCAATTGGTGCTGGCATTGTCTATTTCATCGTGTTCACTGTAACACATTGGCTCAGGTGGTGAGCCGTGAATAAATCAAAGATCATCGAGGCTATCTATACGATGCAAGCAGATTACAGCGCAGAGGCCAACGAGCTCTTTAAAACCATTGGGCAGGCGGTGCTCACTGGCGAGTCTCACGTCGCTAACGATGCAGCGATAAAGGCAGCGCAAAACCAGGCCAAAGTTGACGTACTAGAAGAGTTGCTTGAAAAGATTGAACAGGAGGAACAGCCATGACCCAGACAAGAAAGAAGCACAGTAATCCGAAGAAACCAAAGACTCCTACAACGAATGTGATTTTCATCGTTGATGAATCAGGTTCGATGCTGTCCGTTGCAAACGATGTTCGTGGTGGGTTCAATGCATATGTTGAGAAGCTGAAGCAAGACGACAACACCTATTCGCTGACAACCATCAAGTTCGGTACCAAGGTTAGACCACTCTTTGCTAATCTGCCATTAGAAAAGATCCCTGCATTGGACGATAAAAACTATACGCCAATGGATACCACTGCCCTCTATGATGCCATTGGGCATGGCATGGCGGTTGCTGGAGAGCAATGGGGCACATCAGAAAAGCCATATGGCCAAGATCCTGTGATAATGATCATCATGACCGATGGTTTCGAGAATGCCTCCAGGGAACACACCAAGGACATGATCACCACTGAGATGAAGAAGCGTGAGCACGCTGGTAACTGGACCTTTGTTTATCTGGGAGCCGACCAGGATGCCTGGGCAATTGCTGGCCAACTTGGCTTTGCGCAGGGCAATACAATGAGCTATGAGAAAGAGAAGTCGGCAGTAATGTTTTCGCGGATAGCTACTGCCACAGCATCAGCAAGCAGCAGGAGGTCTGGGCAAACCTTTGGCTTTTTTGACGAGGGGTGATAGATCCTCATATTCTGGAGCGGGCTTAATGCTTGCTCCAGTTTTTTATTTATCCAGAAATTGCCTCGAAATTCGCTGAAAACCATTGCATATTTTTGTAAGATATGGTATACTTAATATATAAGATAAGGAAGTTCAGTAAGGAGAGACACAATGAACGCTACTACACAAACCATCGAAGTTACAAAAACATCTAACAAGAAAATCCCCACGGGTTATATGTTACAAGTTGTTTATGGAGAGGGCTCAGATGCTCCTTGGTATGTCAGAGCATTCTTCAATGGTCAAGAGATTGCCCATGTAAGCACTGTTCTCCTGGCAAAGAGAGCCATTGGCAAGCATGTTAGGGCCAATGCTGAGCCCATTGTAATGCCTTACGGCTTCCGCGTCTTGGCCCCTGGGGACAGGAAGTTCTACCCCATGAATAGAGGTAAGTGCTGCTTCAACAGTAAAACTGGAGAGGTAGTAAGCTTCAAGTCAAGGCAGGCCGCTGAGAACTATATCATCAGGGAAAGCAAGAAAATTGCTTAGTAGGAGCAAGGAAAAGAAGGAGCAATTCAATGAAATATAAAGTGATGTTTCGATCGGTTGATGGTGCAGGAACTATACAAGAGAAGAGTACTTGTCTTGGGTGTCTCAACCACGATGGACCCATTATTCTGTGGAATACCAAGGCAGAGGCACAGAAAGCTGCGGAGGCGATGAACGCCGACGCCCAGAGGGACGGGAACCCCTTTGGATATCAGCATTGGGTACAGGAAAATCGCTATTATCGCTAGTAGGAGATGTATCGTGAATACATTACCCCCTTTTGATAAAACTGACAAGCCTCAATTTAACCAACAATCCCTCTTTGATTGGTCCGAAGAAAATATTCCTCAATTTCAGCATGTTGTACTTGATTGTCAGTGCAGTGGCAAGAAGTGTACTAAATGTACAACATTTCAATGTTGTGGGGATTTTTCTAAAGACAAGTATAACAAGGATGGTTACGTCTCCCAATGCAAAAAATGCAAAGATTCCTATAGGAAGACATATCAACCAAGCAGTCAGGCTTTAGAAAGAAAACGGAGCAGTCAGAAGGCATATATAGCTGCCCATCGTGAGGAAAGGAAAATCTACAATAAGACTTATCAAGAGGTGCATCATGAACAGATTAAAACATATAGAAGGGAGTATCGAGAAACACATCGTGAACAGATTAAAGTTAGGTTAGATGCTTGGCATCAAGCAAACCCCGATTATAAGAAGATATATAATCAGGAATATCGACAGAAAAACTCAGATAGGATTCGAGCACAACGAAGACAAGCGTACTTAGATAACCCCGAACCCTTTAAAAAGCAGGCAACAGCGTATGCAAAAAACAATCCAGAAAGAGTAAAGGCGCAAAAACGAGCGAACCGAGAAGCGAATTTTGAGCGCTACCAACAACGTGATAGAGAATATAAGATACGCAATAGACATCGGGTTAGACTTTGGTTGAAATCAATTAAAGCAAACCGACGCGCACGTCAGACGCAAGCTGGAGGTTCCTATACTGTTCAAGAGTGGCAGGATCTTAAAGCTAAATATGATTATACCTGTTTATGTTGTAGACGCCGTGAGCCAGACATCACGTTAACTGCCGATCATATTGTCCCTATATCGAAACAAGGAACTAGTTATATTAGCAATATTCAACCGCTCTGTGGTCCATGTAACTCAAAGAAACACGATAAGACCATTGATTACAGAATGAGGGGTATACATGATAAGGAAATATAATATTGTTACTATAATTTGACATTGTATTGTATCTATGTGTTATACTTGTCACTAATAAAATATTATACATATGAGTGGCATATGAGAACCCCCTTTCGGGCCGTATGTTCGTAGCAAACGAATGGTATGAGCTTGAAGAGGGGTTTTTACTGTGTCCGAGAAACCCACTGACCACACCTACACACCTACAGTCTATACGCGCACAAGTACTAGACATCAGGGCAAACGCTTGACTGAAAGTGAAAGAACGCATGCCCAGGAGGTTTTTTTACAAGCCTATGCCCTCAATGGGAATATTTTGCTTTCTTGTCGAAGAGCCAATATAGATCGAAGTACTTTTTATGAATGGCAAGAAAAAGACGAAGAGTTCAGCATTTTATGGCACCAAGCAGAAAAAGACTTTGCAGATATTGTTCTTGCAGAGTTTATGAAGAGAGCAATGACAGGCTATGAAAAACCCACGATAAGTATGGGTAAGATTGTCTACCATGAGGGTAAGCCTCTTATGGAACGCGTTGTTAGTGACAATCTCCTCGCAATGGCAGTAAAAAGGCATTTCCCAGAGTTCCGTGACAAGCAAAGCCTCGACCTCAACGCTACAGTGCATGGCAAAGTTGATTCAACGAACACACTGCGCATCGATGTCCGCTCACTATCCCCTGAGCAGCTGACGAAGCTCAAAGAGCTTGCAGCGGACATGAGGGACACAGGAGGCGATGCGACGTAATGAATCATCAACGCCCTCCACGCTTTGTTCCTGACCACATGACCGTTGCGAATATACTGTCCCTCGCAGTAGAAGCTGAAGAAATGCGGCGCGGCTTAAAAAGCTTTGTGAAGGGCGCATGGCATCTCATTGAACCTGCGCCGTTTGTCGATGGTTGGTGCCTCGATGCTATTGTTGAGCACCTTGAAGCCGTGACGCGTGGTCAGATCCGTTTCTTGCTTATCAATATCCCCCCGCGTCATTCCAAATCGACCGTCGGCAGTGTCCTATGGCCTACCTGGGGTTGGCTTCAACGACCCGACGAGCGGTTCTTGTGTGCATCGTACAGTCTAGAATTATCCACGCGAGACAACCTCAGAAAACGAAGCCTCATTGACTCCCCCTGGTTCCAAGACCGCTATGGACAAGATATTTGCATTGTCAATGATGCACAAGCCATTGAATTGATCAAAGAGCGCGATTTTACTCTAAGCAAAGAACAGAATGCAAAGCGGTTTTTTATGAACGACAAGCTTGGCATTCAAATGTCGACTTCAGTTGCATCAAGTGCCACAGGGCATGGTGGCTCAATTTTGATTATCGACGACTGCCACGCTGCTGATGAGGCGCATAGCAATGCCGACAGAGAAGCCGCGTTACGATGGTTCAGAGAGACGTGGAGCAATAGACTAAACGATGCCAATAAAGACAAGATGGTGGTTATTGGTCAAAGGATACATGAAGAGGATATTAGCGGGTTAATCCTGAGTGAGCGGCCAGATTGGGTCTTTTTGAACCTTCCCGCCGAATACGAACCAGCTCGCAAGTGCTATACCTCCATTGGCTGGTGTGACCCTCGCACTGAAGAAGGCGAACTGCTTTGGCCCCAGCGTTTCAATCACGAGACTCTTGCTAGATACAAGAGAGACCTTGGTAGCATCGGATACGCGGCGCAATATCAACAATCGCCCGCGCCTTCCGGTGGTGCGCAGTTTCGCAAGAACTGGTTTCGCTACTTCACTGAGACCGAGACCGATACTGCGTATGTCCTGGAGACCAATGATGGCCAGCGATCAGTCCTCAAAGAACAATGCCGCGATTTCTCCACAGTGGACTTGGCTATCAGTGGCAAGCAAACAGCGGATTACACCGTGTTTTCCATCTGGGCAGTGACGCCAGAAAGAGACCTCCTGCTCCTTGATGTTATTCGAGAACACCTTAATAATCCTGACCAACTGAAACAACTTCGCCTTTTGCATCTTCGCTATCCAAATCTCTACTTTAAAATCGAAAGTGTTGCCTATCAGGTTGCTCTTGTGCAACAGGCGCTTATAGAAGGCATCCCTTGTCGTCCTTACAACCCATCGGGCAAAGGTGATAAGGTCGCACGTGCCTCCATTGCTTCTATATGGATGGAGAACGGCAAGATTTATTTTCGTAAGAATGCTTCTTATCTCATCGATGTTGAAACAGAATTGCTGTTGTTTCCGATGGGAGCCCATGATGATATCGTAGACACATTCTCGCTTGCAGCCGATGATGTCGTTAATCCTTCGGGTTCTTCAGTGTGGTCCATTGATGATGATGATTCCATCGTGGACCCAGAAAACTTCGATGGCAATACATATCCTTCAATGTTTGGGACAATCGAAGGAAGCGCAGGATATGCATCTATCAATGTGGATGAAGGATACATAGAGGAGGCGACGTGGTAATGGGTATCTTCAATCGCGTCGCCTTGGCCTGGAAAGCAATGACAGATCCTCGGGCCGTCGATCCAAACTATGGAACATCGTTGCAGATCCTCACGCCTGGACAACCGTTGTGGACACCGCGAAACTATGCCAACTTTGTAAAGGAAGGATACCGCAGAACTGCTGCTGTCTACTCCTCGATCAACAAGATCTCCAGTGCTGCATCAGGTATCAATTGGAAGCTTTACGAAGACCATACCATGAAGCGAGAGATTGAAGAGCATCCATTGCTTGACCTGTGGCGTAAACCAAACCTCAATGAGAGTAGTGGCGCATTTATTGAAAAGCTCTTTGGTTTCTGGCACCTCTCCGGCAATGATTACATCTGGGCATTTCGACCAAAGAAGAACGGCCCTCCGCTAGCACTATGGCATCTTCGTCCCGACCGCGTGAAGATTGTGCCCTCATCGGCTGGCATTGAGAGCTATGTCTACGGCTATGGCACCCCTGGTGTCAAGATCTATGCACCAGAAGACACAATGCATATTAAGT